CCTCTCTTGTACTAGTATTTTATACGCTGTACCACTTCTTAGTTCGTCAATGTGAAATTGACCATATGCTAAATGGCAGGCCCATTTGTATACTAATTGTTCATCTGGATAAAATGGTGTTTCGATTTCTGATAAATTATTAGATGATACAGGACTGGCCGCATTTGGAGCCAATCCAAAAGCAGGTACACCATATAGAACTGCTTCTGTTGCCGCAATGCTTTGTAGTGTAACTACTGCATGAGCGTTGTCTAATTCTTCATAAATTGTTTTTACAATACGTTCTGGTCTACTTGCTTTTTCTCTAATAACAATAGGTCGATCCGTGTGTTGCTTAATTGTGTTAACAACATCTTCTCGCCATTGTGTCATATCTATGTTATAAAACTTTGCAGGCTTTTCACTTGGCATAACAACTAATATATTACGACCATTCTTTTTCCAATTTGGAATCTTATATTTTAATTTTTCCCAACGATCACTAGGACGATCTACAATAGCATTGTGTTGTAAATCATTTTTGACAATTCTATGAAACCATTTCCACCCATTAGGATTAATAGGTGACTTATAGTTGCCCAAGTAACCACTATCCATATAATAGAAGTCACGCTTATTTTCCCAACATTGTTTCATTAATTTGTGTTTAAGGATGCCACGTAATAGTATTGCTTCATTTGATTTTTCGTATACAAACTCCTTATCCGAAGTAGGGGTTATACCTGCTCCTTCGGCAAACATATTGACGTATTCGTCAGTTCCGTTTTTGCTTAAACAAATCATTGTATTTCTTCGAGCCTTGAATTCCAAAAAGGATGTTTTTTAATTTCCTCGTTTATCTCTTGTTTGCTTTTTATTCTTCCAGGTGCTGTTTCAATAGTAATATGTCTTTCATCAGGTAATTTAGATTCATCTAAATCGTTTGGATTATAAAAGAACATATTGATACCTCTTGTATCTAACGTAAAGAACTTATATCCTTTCTTTTCTAATAAATTTCTATACTTGCGATAACTTACCCCATGAAACAAACTGGTCTTTTCGTATTTTCCTTTATCATAGTAAGGCATCGAATGAACTATATCCCAACCCCATCTAATATTAAATTCTAATACCATCGCCTTGGGAGCAAAGCCATGATATAACATACCCGTCATGATTTCATAATCAAAACTGTCTATATCTAGACTATAAAAGTCAGGTTTAAGTTCGTTAATAACTTTAATATAGTTGGGTACATTTTGAGGTCTTAAAAATTCTTGTGAAAACTTTACTTTTGGTGGTATAACGTGTTGAAACTGTGCGTCCCAGGCAAACCCTGTGTAACCATGAGTGTGTATAAGATTAGATGTACAGTTTTGTGCATAGTCGATCTTAGCGGCCTTTTTACCCACATGATCCTTACCCCATCCCATTTCTACACAAATTTTATTCGGAGTTTTAATTGCACCAATGAGTTGTTCAATGATGCCGTCTTCACCTTGTTGACTATAAATTTGTTTTTCGTACGATAACTTAAATTTCATTTTTAAACCCTAAAAAATCTTTTTTTCTTTTCTATGTCTTTAAGAGGATTATCCGCTCTTTTAATTTTTTGTTTGTTGTCAACACCTGTGGTAGTTAGTTCGTCAACATACTCATCAATCTTATCATCAAGTTTTCTTGCACCTTTAAAATGTCTAAAGTAATCTCCTAGCACTGTTTCTTTTAAAGGACTGTGTGCTTTTCTTGTTGGGTGTAGATCGTTTACTGCATGACCGTTTGCTATTGCACGTTGAACACATTCAGTGTATGCCCAAGTATCATGTGGTTTCTTAAATCTATTTCGATCATCAATTTCTCTTGACTCATAAATGTGTTCATAATGATCCATAAACTCTTTAGCACCAGCGTGTTTTTTATTAAACAAATAAATGCAAGTTTCTGCATTTTCGGTTTCATTTCCTTGCCATTTACCCTTGTTCATGGTTACGCCCATATATGCTGTTAATTCTTTTTTAGGTAATAGACTATTTAAAAACTCGTGGGTAATAGGTTTATATGTAACACTATCTGCATCTAAGTATATGATAACATCACAGTCAATATTTTTAAAAGCACTAATGAACGCATAAGTTTTAAACGCCATACCTCTAGTAAAATGTTGACCACGCCATTCTAAAAATTCTTTTAATCCAGGACAGTTTTCATATATGTCTAGTTCCTTTAAATTTTCTGCTTGTACAGGTAGTTTCATATCTTCCGTATACACATATAAAGGAATATCTTTCGGCCAAAACTTTAAATATGTCTCAACCATTTTGTGTGCCATATTATCGTAGTATGGTTGATTAAATGTTGTTATTGCTATATATTTCATCGTTGTCCCATTACTGGTTTTAAGTGCGACCAACTTTCGCCACGACCGTGTTCTTTAGAAGTCCACTGTGTATACGCAATATCGTTGCACCATTGTGTTATATCTACATTGTAATTTAGATTTTCAATTTTACTAATTTCTTTTTGTGCAATAGGCCAAATCATACTGCCGTCTTCCATTGCATATGTTGGTATGCCTTCACAGATTGCTTCAACACTACTTAAACTATTGTACGTTACTACGCACCATGCTCTGTCTAGATCTTTTTGTAGTCCAGCACCTCCTTGTGCACCGCCGACGTCGACATATTGACTTACTTCAACGTTTTCATATTGTTTAGAAATCCAAAAAGCACCTTTGTTTCCTGCTCTCATACCTCTTGGATGTGGTCTAATAATAATTTTTCTATCTGAGTATTTTCTAATTTCAGAAATTATTTCACCGACCCAGTCATAAAAGTTTTTACCTTGATCATGCAACTTGTTTAAACTACTATCGCCAACTTTTTGTCCCATTAAAATAATGTTGTCACCTGGACTGTGCCAATCTTTTATTTTAATTCCTGTTTCTTTAACAAACTTATTCCATCTATCTGGTGGACAGTTTGTGTTATTAAAATTACCTTCTGTCCATTTATAACTCCACCATCCTAGTCTAGTATAATCTAAATATTTTCTAAACGAAGCACTTTCACCAACTAAAAAAGGCTTACCTGATTTTAAAATATATTCATAAGGGCCTTGTTTACCCTTGGTAATAAATTTAGGTTTTAAAAGATTAGTTTGCAGGAATACATCTGCTTCTTCAATACGAGGATCGGTGAATTCTAACAATTCATGACTATCACCTAGTGCAGTAAATCCTTTATGTAATCCGTGGAACCCTTTCCAGGCTCCGCGTATGCTTATAATTTTGACCATTTCACGCCCGTTTTATTTGCTGTGTCTAACCATAATTTAGCATAGTCAACATCTTGACAGTTTTTAAACCAAGGGCCGCCTTCGGTAAAATGAATTGCTTTAGGTTTACCATCTTTAGGTTCTTTATACCAACCTTCTAACCAATTCCATTCATGGCTTAGAGATCCTATTTCTGAATCTTTTAGCCAACTAAATCTATGCATAAATTTTCCTGTTTCTTTATTAACCATAGCAGGTATAACCTGTGCGTTACTAGGATGTCCACAGTTCCATAATACCATTGAACTCCAGTTCTTTCTTGGATATAATGTTTGTTGCTTACCATCCATTTTAACATCTTCTTTAGGTGTGTAGTCATGATGCACACACATTACAGCATACTTGTCATCTCGTTGTGCAAATAATTTGTCTACATCTTCTAACCATAAAAAATCACAATCGCAGAACAATGCCCAGCCTTCGTAGTTCATTAGGTATGGAATAAGAAATCTAGTAAAAGTAAATTCTGTTGAACTTAATGTGTCAACAGGTCTTGTATAAATTTTTGTTGATCGTAGTTCGTGTTGTTTTAAATATTTTATGTTTAGAGGTTCTTCTGTTGTGTGTCGTAAACTATATTCACATACAGCACTAGCAATAGGCTCTCTACTGTCCCATCCTATAAAAACAGTATTTGTCATTTTTGTTCTCCATAGTTGGCAACTACACCAACCCTTTCAATGTCATCTTCTACACAGTTATCACCGTATTGTATTTCTACAACCTTAAGCGGCAATAAAGATTCGTTGCACAACTGATGCCATTGTTTGTTTGTAATATGCAATGATTCGAACTTACTATACTTACCTAAAAGTTCCATGTCAGTGGACACATTTAGAGTATATACAGTTGCTTCTCCTTCACTTATAAACCAATGTTCTGCACGGTAATTGTGCTTTTGCATTGATAATCTTTGCCCTGGGTCTACAACCAATTCCTTTACTTTAACAGTATTATCGACTTCAAACAGTACTCTATAATAACCCCACGGTCTTTTTGTTTTTGGATATTTGTATTCTTCCAAAATCCAACTGCTCGAATTCTTTTTATTTTCTCCACCAACTCCAAATTCAAATGTTAATCTAGGATGAAAAATTTCCATTTCTGGAATATTGTCCTTGGTTCTATCTCCACCGTTTGCAAATATTAAATGTTCATCTATGTTTAAAGTTTCTAAAATCTTTTTAATTGCATCACAGGCAGTGTTATCGCTATCATCAAAAGCAATTACTTCGTCGACCATTGCGAGATTACGTATGATTTCTGCTCGTTCTTCGAATGGCATAAAAGATTTTCCTTTTTTACGCGATAGCCATTCGTCGGAGTTGACTCCAACAATTAAGTAACTACCAAGTTCTTTGGCAGATTTAAGGTATGCTATATGTCCTGAGTGTAGTGGATCGAAGCCACCTGTTACTAGTACTGTGTTCATACTAGTATTTATATGGGTAGTTTATTCTTAATTTGTCGAATGATTATTCGATATTTTTTGTAAAGAAAGGCATGGTTGTATATTGTAAATTTATGATACCACCGTTCAACATTACTTCAATTGGCATTGCCCCTTCCTTGGCTACGAATCTTGCTAGTCTTCTTACACCCGCGGGTTTTATTGCATAAGCAACAAGATTAGGTATATAATTTTCTCTCATTTTTTCGTATTCTAAAAAAGGAAGTCGTTGTTTTGTTTCAGCATCTCTATAACTTCCATCATCCTCAATTATCAATGATGGCTTAAATGATTTGATAATGTTAATAGAATGATTGGCTTTAATGCTTAAATGAAGTGCGTGTACAAATAGTTGATCAAGATTTCCAGGCAGTTCTGTAATTTCATAACCATTATAATCAACAATTAGATAAGGTATGTTGTCTTTAACGCAATCTTGCCAACATTTCCAATGTGATAAAAATTTAGATAGTGCCATAGGATCTCTGGCATACGTGTCTTTCATATTTGGGAAATGTTTAAAATTTAAAGAATTAAAATATGCAGAAGCGGTGTTTAAATCAAAATATTCTCTTGTTTCAGGATTTAAATTCATCCTTTTGCAGACGTCAACTGCTTCTCGACTGTATTCTTTATCTTTATCTGTCGGAAGATTTTTTGGATCTAATTTTTGTAAAACAATCGTTTTCATATTACTATTTAATAATTTTGATTTTCGGAAATGTATTAAATGGAAGCATCTTCCATTCCTGCTACACGTAATTTAGTAATATTAGTTATTTGCCATTGCTTCATGTCAATGCCTTTTAAGATACCTAACCATTTATTACGCAACAGGGCAAACTCGTTGATAATTTTTTCCATATCAACTACGTCCGCTTCGCCGTCGACATACTTTTCTACATCTCGACTGCTTAATGCTCTTTGATAATTTTCTAAATACTTTTTGAAAAACTTGCTTCTAGTTCTTCGTAGTTCGATGTTAAGGTACTCAAGAACTGCTTCAATTTCCTGCAACTGTGCAAAACGTTTTTCAACTACGCCAGGTAATGACGCGGCATTCTTTTCAAGATTACCTTTGAGTCCACACTCTATTCTAGCATCTTGCATTTCGTTTTCATACCAAGTAATACAATCTGGTATGTTTGCAATGTCTTGAGTAACTCTTGAGTACCAATTAATCATCTAGTTCCACTCATCTTCGCCTTCTTGGAATTCGGACCATTCATCACCTTCGTCGTTGTACTCTTCGTCACCCGACAAAAGGCTTTCACGTTTGCCTTGTACTTCTTCAACTGCATCATGAAGATATGGATCTTCATCAGCCAAGTTATACAATACTTCTTCCTCAATTCCATTATCCTGACACCATTTAACAAATCCTAGTGCCGCGGATTCTTTGTCTTTCTTTGCAATATGCGAAGTAAACATATCCCAAAGATCAATAAGTTGTTCGTCACTCATTTCTATCATCTTCTTTTTCTTCCTCTAAAGTAGATTCTGTTTCTGTACCAGAATACTTATCTTCGATGGATGAAAAATCTTTCATAATGATTTCGAGTTTATCACCTGTCCAATCTTTACGATAATCCAAGTGTTCTTTCCCAGTTGAGTCAACAAACTTTAAGCGGTTACCTTGTTGTTTTAGCAATCCATGTTTTTCAAACATATCAACTAAACCACTGTAAGGATCCATACCTGTTTCGTACGGAATCTTTACTTGTACACCTTCAAAAGGTTTTGCGTAACGTGTTTTCATAACCTTACAAGCGGCTCTGATACCACGCACATCTGTTACCTTTTTACCGTCTTCATCTTCTTTCAGTTTCAATTTTTTCATTGCGATCACAATTGAACTTGCATAGATAAATCCTTGTCCACCTGATATCTTATCATCTGGATCAAACATATCCTGTGAAGCGTAAGTGTGGTTAGTACATACCATACCAATATTATAACTACCAAACATATTGACACAGTTACGTACAAGTGCTGTAAGTGCCTTAGGTTTTCTACCCATATCACCCTTCAAGTCACCTCTATCGAACTGATCAACATCTGTTGGAGTTAGTAACATACCCAATGAGTCAATTACAAACAATACTTTAGGACGCTCTTCTGGATCCTTATCTGCATAATCTGTTTTGTATTCACTCATAAAGTTTGATACAGTTTTTGCTACGTCATCAATCATACTCATCGATAAACGTAATAGTTTGTCTTCGCTAGTGTCAACACCAAGTGCCTGCAACCACTTTTCATCAAGTGCATTCTCTGAGTCAATTAGGACTACAAATATACCTTGTGCTTGTGCGGACTTTACAATGTTACCACTTGCAAAATAACTTTTACCTGCACCGGATTCGCCAGCAAACACCGTTACCTTACCTAAGGGGATTCCTTTGTGGAAATCCCCAGAGATAAGATAGTTAAGTGCGTAATTGCCAGTCGAAACCCAGTCAGTAGGATCGTTAAAGCCAATACCTAAGCCATTAATGCTTTTGGTCAGACCTTTACGAAATTTACTTACGTCGAATGGTTTCGCCATATGCTATCTCCTATGCGTTTCTTGAACGAATCATTGCCAAAATATCTTGGGCACGTTCGCTTGATGGTTTATCAGAACTTGCTGGTGCAGTTGCTTCTGCTACTGCTGGAGTCGGTTCTGCTACTGGAGCCGGAGTTGCTTCTACTACTGGAGCCGCCGCTGGTGCTGATGCACCTTTGTTTGGATCACCTGTAGATGCACTCATGCCTGGAGCACGAAAGTACTGTCCAAAACGATCTGGATCATACGCTTCGCCATCAACTGACGCTTCAAACATTTCAGTCATTACTTTAACTTCAACGTCTGTAGGTTTTTTAGGTAAAAAGTCATTTAGATTAAACAATCCAAACGAATCAACTGCCGCTTTTTCTTGATCACTCAATGCACGTTCTCTACGTGACCATTGTGATGTTGAGTAGTCAGCATATCCGCCTTTAGATGTTTTCTTAATACGGAAGTCAACACCTCTTACATAATCTGTAGGAAGTTCTTCCATCTCAGGATCCATCAAAGCACCTTTGATAATTTGGAAAATTTGTGGACCAATAATAAAACGTCTAATTGGATTCTCTGGAGTTTCGTCATCCTTAAGTGGATTCTCAGTCACGAAACCTTGGAAGATATATGATTTTTTCTTCCAATATTTACGACCTTGATCTTCTAAGGATTTATCTTTAAACCAACCTCTAACTTCTGATAGGATTGGACAAGTTTCTCCATACATTTCCATACATGGAACGTTAACTGTCACTGGACGTGAATCAGTTTGTCCTTTGATACCCGCGAATGGAAGTTTAATCATCAAACGCTCTTTCCAAAAGAAAGTTGCATCTTTGTCAGCATCTGGTAAGAATCGAAGCACTGCTTCGCTACCTTCTGCCATATTCCAATGTGGATAAATTGCTTTGTCGCCGCCGCCTGTAGACTGACCGCCTTGGCGTGTTTCTTGCTCTTTAAGTTTTGCACGTATTTCTGCTAATGTTGCCATAATAAGCCTCCTTTGTTTGCCTGTTTTGTGCCTGTTGTAGATATGAAGTAACCTAACAACATATCTATATTATAGTTACCTTCTGTTACAAAGTCAACTATAAATTCTGAAATTACTTAATTAATTTTGCCAATTTACTTTTGATGTACTCAAGATCTTCGTTT